AGCCTTGGTTACTGTGAGCGTGCCGGACGCCGTATACGTCCAATACTGGTATCCCGAATATGAGCCGGTAGGCGTGTCGCTGATCTGTGCGCTACCAACTCCCCCCGAGAAAGGGAGCACCACCCATTCGTCCGTATCGACCTTAATAGCAGCAAGGCCGATGTATTGGTCGGCTGTCAGGGTGTCGCCGTTGAGGGTCACGCCGCTACCTGGCCCCAGGGTCACAGTGCCAGCGCCCAGGTTAAGAAATTTAATCTGTGTGCCTGTCTCGTAGGCCACCGAGGCGTTAGGCGGGATCGTGACGGCTACAGCTGCCGCGTTATCGAGCGTAACGGTTTTACCGGCGTCGGTTAGGACGGTTGTATATGTGGTTCCGGTCTGGGTGTTTACGCCGTTGCCTTTAATGCTGACGTCGTCTACGCGGTCGGCTACCGATTGGCTAGTGATAGGCCAGTTAGATACGAGGTCGCCGGACTCGACGTAGGGCGTACCGTAGGTCGAGGTAGCCATAATTCACCTTCCTTTATGCCGCGAGTAGGTCGTCGGCGTTTACTACGTTGTACCATTGTAGGGTCGTGTTTACATTTCCCCATGTAAGCGTCGCATCGACGCCGGACCAAGGAACAGTCTGATAGCTGTATCGAGGGTCTGACAGCGACAGAGTGACTAGATGACGTCCTGGGGTGTAGGTCTCGGACCAGCCTTCTACGATGCCCTGAAATTGCGTGTATGGGCCGCCTGCGGGTAGGTCATCGATGATGACGCGGGAGCCGTTGAGGAGCGCCAATACGTCGTTTCGTTGATCGGTGGTTAGTTGATCCATCAGGACCGTTATTTGGCCGATGTTCCATAGCGGGTAGGCCTGGGCTGTCAGTATCTGTTCGGCTCTTTCCTGGGCGTCCCCAGCGCCGTGTAGCTCGGTGACCAGGTCGTATTTGCGTCGTCCGTATGCGGCTATCGATGAAGCGTCCTCGAGCTCGTAAATATTGTTATTCCCGTATTCGACCTCAATATCGTTAATGACGGTTTGTAGGTTTTGCTGCCATTCGGGTGCCCAGGCTATTGCTGATCCTGGGATAGTTTTGGCGGCGTTAGTTTCTGGGAATGTGGACCAGGCCGACGTATAAAAGCTCCAGGATTCCGGCAGGTTTGCCCAGATACCTGGATTACCGGCGACGCCTCGCTCGCCGTAGTCCTCAAATATGACACGGCCCCGGCAGTCATCGAAATAGGTGCCGCCGGACCATTGCGCGACTTCCTGTAGGTATGACAGTTTGGGCTGGATTGTGGGGTCGTTATTGCTGTCGAGCTCGAGGACGTTATCGGCCACGTTTAGGTAGTTAATGCCGGCGTCGGCCATGACGGCGTCTACGCGGTCCCTGGGGGTTTCTTTCGAGTACGCGGTTTCGCCGGTAGTCAGCAGGCCTAGGCGGGCTAGGTAGCCGATGCCGGTAACCGTTACTACGGGTATGGCTGGCTCGGTCGATAGGTACTCGAGGCGTAGATCGGTGACGGTTCCACGAAATCGGCAGGTACCCGTATAGGCACCTATGCGGAGTTGGTCGCCTATCTCTATGCCGGTGCCCGTGGTGCCTCTGAGGATCACTTGGGCTGTGCCTGCCTCCGGTGTGGCTTTAATGTCTGATCGGGCGTGAGTTACTGACACGTTGTATTCGACGTCGGTCAGGTCGAGGGCTACATCGTTAATCAGTACGGCGTAGATGCTCATTACAAGACCGGCTGAACATTGCGACCGGAGCGCTGATCGCTGTTACGGATTAGTTGGCTAATGGCTGTGGCGACGGCCTGCTCGGTGATCCTGGCCTGTTGGGCTTGTGCTGCCGCTACCTTTTCGGCTCGAGCAGCTGTAGCTAGGGCCTCGACCTGCCGCACGGCGTCGGCTACTTCCTTGAGCATTCGCTTAGAGAATTCGTCGCCGACCTGCTGGCCTAGCTTGTTTCCTAGTCTCTTAAATTTGCGCTGATCCTCGCCGAATTGCTGAGCGAGTCCGTTTAGGTTGTCGATCGCCGACAGGCGTCCGGCCTCGAGGAATTCGGGCACCAGGTCGAGGGCTAGTTCCCTGGTCTTGTCCTGAATTTTAGTCCAGCCGCTTTCTATGCTGCCTTTTAGACCTTCATCACTAAGCATGGCCTGGCCTAGTTCCCAGCCGCCTTCTGGACCAATGCTGGACAGATATTCGATCAATCCGCGGGGAACGTTGGCTGCCTCTAGGGCGTTTAGAACGTTGCCGCCCCATTCCATGTGAGCAAATGCCGTTTTTAGGCCGTCCTCCATGTTTTCGGCTAGGTCGCCGCCTGATTCTTTGGCCGCGTCGTACAGGCCGACCAGGTCGAACGCCTCGAGCAGGTCGTCCTGGATCGTGTTGGCGTATTCCTCGACGGCCTTTGTGGCGTCATCTAGTACGCGGATACCCTCAAGGAGCTCCTCGCGGCTGGTAGCAAACGCAATACCTTGCGCCTCGTAGGCTTCTACTAGGTTTTTTTGTTTCTTTGTTAATTCGTCGGTTTCTTTTGCTGCGCTGCCCGTGTTACCCGCCAGGTCCTCGGTTTCCTCATTGACGTTAGACAGCGGGGCATACATGCGGGCTAGTGCTGCCTGGGCTCCCTGTACCTGGAAACGGTAATCGCTGAACGCCTCGGTGCTTTCCTCGGTTTGTTGCTCCAGGTCGCGCAGGCTCCCGCGTTCTCCTGCGCTCGATCCGGTGCCGGTTAGGTTGCCGGTTTCGCCGCGAATCGCTCGCAGACTGTCGGCCACGAAACCTAATGGATTAATGAGAGGCTGTACGGCTTTGCGTACTCCATCGAATACAGGGCCCAGCATTCCAGCGTTTTCAGTAACGTCCTGGGCTGCCGATCCCACATCGCCGAGAGCTGACGCCAGGTAGGCAATATCGGTCACCGATTCGCCCGCTAGTTCGCCAATGCTTTTCAGTAGGGGCTCTAGGTCCTCCATGGCGTCCACGGCGTCCTGTGTGCCCTCTGTAGCGTCGTTTAGGCTGTCTAGTAGTCCAGCGCCGAACGCCTCGGCTAGGTTGTCTGTGGCCGTGTTAAGGCGCTTCATGCGCCCCTCAAACGTCCCGGCTGCTACATCGGCTGCCCCGGAGAAATTCTTGGACAGCGTCGTCATGATTTCGTCTAGCGACATCGTTTTGAGCTGTGTGCGATCGAGGCCGACGCCTAGGCGCGATAAGCCCTCGACTTGGCCGTCGTAAGCCTTACCCAACTGGTCGGACACGCTGGAAAGGCTTTTGCCTGTAGCGGCCGAGATATCCATGGCGAGTTTTAGGGCTCGGTTAGCGGCCTCTACATCGTTTGTGGATCGAATGAGGCGCTCGTATGCAGGCCGTAGATCGGTGTCGGCTACGCCGTAAGCACGCTCGAGCTGGTAAATGTACGCCTCGACTGCTGCCGTGTCGTGGGAAAAATTGAGATTTTCTAGGGTGTTGGCTAGTTGTGCTACGGCTTTTTCGTCCTCGATAGCGGCCTGCACGCCGTCTTTCGCTAGCTTGAGGGCGAACGCGCCAGCTGCTGCGGCTGCTGCGATCAGGGCGGGGCCCATTTTGTCGCGTAGGGTGCCGGAGAATCCGTTTACCTTGCGTCCGGCCTGGTCCATGCCGGAGTTAAATTTCTTGAGGTCGGCCGCCAAATAGACCGTTAAGGTTTTAGCCATTAGACGGCCCACTTACGGATAATTTTATCGACCGCTTGGCCCCATTCTTGGAGGGCGTAGGGCCTGTAGCTGCGGGCTTTGTCGAGCCATTGTGTGCGCTCAAATGGGGCAAATGAGCCGCCGCCGTCGCCGCTGTCGGAAGGGTATCGAACCATTGTGTAGCTAGCGCCACCACTAAACCGATTCATGCGAGCGCCGCCAATAGTGACCTTCGGTAGACGATCGCTACCTGCCTTGACGCTTTCCGCTAGTTTGTCGCCCCACGGACCTGCGTACTGTAGGGCGGCCTGCTGGAATGCGGGCACCATGCGCTTTTGAGCAATTGTTTTAGATGCTGCGCGTAGTTCTTTCTGCGCTTCTGGCCCTAGTTTACGGAGGTCGCGCAGGAGGGAGTTAAGGCCGTCGATTCGGTAATCGAATGCCTTACTCTGTGCCATCGCGTAACTCCTCGATGATCGTAGCCAATAGTTGCGGGTCGTACTGTCGGACCTCCGAGATTGGCCGCCCTGTAGCGATTGCTACTCGGACGATCATTCGTCGGACTGATCCGATTGGGTAGGGTCCGGCGTCTGCCCGACGATTACTCGTACTTTGCGGGTCCTAGCCCATGCGCGTACCTCGGCGACGGTTTTAGGCTCTTTGCCCTCGCTGTGGCAGTACGCCACTACGAGCTTTAGGCCGTTGTCGGTGACGTTGCCGCTCGGGTAGAGGGCTTCGGCAACCTCAAAATCGACCGTTAGCGGTTGGATTACGGTCGGATCTTTTTCGTCGTCTAGGTAGATATCTAGTTGTGGGTACATGTGGCGTTTCCCCTTTCACGGTTTAGGCGAATGTTACGTCGCCGGTGAGGCTGAGCGATGCGGTTACGACTCCGGTAGCGTCGTAGTTCAGGTCGAGGCCGTCGATGCTCATAGCCGACCCGGTCCAGGTGCCCGTCGCGCTGGCGACGATCACGGCGACAGTCGAGCCCGCTGCGATAGCGGTCTGCAACGCGGCGTAAAGGCCTGCGGCTTCGTCGTACAAGAAATCGACAGACATAGTCGAGTTCAGGTCGGTCTGATCGAACGCGACCGAGTCGAGGGTCTTAGTGCGAACGATCGTGGGCGTCGTGGTGATCGTGCCCGTCGTGATCTGGCTTTCGTACTGGGTAGCATCGACCGAGAGGTTAATCGCGGCCCCAGCAACTGACACAGCTGGCATTTTCTATTCCTTCCAATGGGCCGAGACGTTTATCTCGGTGGTGAGTACGGTGCCCTGGGCTCCGGTGTCTTGGAGCTGTGGGGCGTTTACCTGCTCGACGTTCATCGAGGCAGGAATATTAGCGAGGACTACGTCTACGGCGTCCTCTATGTCCGTGGTGGCGGCCTCATTGCTGCGAGGGCTAATGACGACGGTCACGCGCCAGCGCACGCGGTAATTTAGGTTTGAGCCGATGCGCTCGGGCACGATCCAGGGGCTATCGGGAATGATAACAATAGCCGGGGGTTTTGGGACCGCTGGCATCGTGTCGTACACCCTGTAGCCGTTGCCCTCGAGGGCGGCTATCAGGGCGCTGCGGGCTTCGGTACTGAGGGCCATTAGCCGACAACACCACCCATGTTCAGGTACGGCGCTAGCAGCGCCATTACGCGCTTAGTCACCCACACGCTTAAACGGTATGCACCTGGGGAGAAATCCGTGGCTACAGCTTGCCCTCCGGCTGCTGTGCGTGCCTGGAATATTTCGACGCCGACGGCTAGGGCTGCCTCTTTGCAGGCTGCTGGTTCTGCCGTGTAGGCGGCGGTGGTGATTAGGGAGCCGACGATATCGTCCGAGGCCTCGGCGATCTGGTCGAGGTCGGCGTCGATGGGCGCGACGTAGTCCAGGTCTAGCGCGTCGGCTAGTTCCTGTCCTGTCACTAATGCCATTTCGTCGGCTCCCTAATCGTTACCCGTGGTTTACGGGATATCTTCCATAGAGATAACGCCAGCAGCGTTATAAGTCGCAGTCACGCCGTAGCCGTAGATCGATACATCGCGCCCGATCTTGCCGACGTTCTCGGCGGTGGCGAGGCTCGGGCCGTCCTCGATCCAGGAAGCTGCGCCGCTGTTGGACACGATGATCGAGCCAGCTGCGAGGTTGCGGTCGTGGATCACGGGCAGGCCAGAGACCTGGACTCCGAGGGTGCCAGCGGTCGCGACGCCGGACACGTTCTGCACGCCGTAGGGCAGCGGGAAGAACGTGGACCAGCCGCCGATCGCGTTAAACACGTTCGACGCAACGAGGACGAATTCGGCCGGGCGGCCGGTTGCGGTCTCGACGGCGACGGACGCCTGGAACACGCCGGAACGGAAAGCCGATCCGTCGGTGTCGGAAGCGAAAACGTACTCCTGCGGAGTCGAGGCCGCGACGATTGCGTCCACGAAAACGTTATCGGTAACGAGCGCGTATGAGGCGGCCATGATGCGGTTGTGTGCGTCGAGGTAGGACGGGCTCGAGCGCTGCAGCAGCTGGTAGCTGATGTCGGACGCTGCGCCGTAGGTGGCCAGCGTGGCCGTGCCCTTAGCGATATCGACTCGGACGCTGTTCAGTTCGTCCTTTTCGGCTGCCTGTGCGGCGACGATCGCGGCCAGGTCGCCCGCGTAGTAAGGCCAGTTAAACTCAAGGCCAGTCTCGCCCGCCGACTCGGTGCCAAACGCCGTAACACCTGGGCGGCCCAGGTCCACGATGTTCTTTACTTCCTGCATCCAGTTTGGAGGCATGACGCCGGGGTTGTTGGTCGTGATCTGATCGACCAGTGCGCGGGTCTCGGTCTCGCCGTTGAGGACGGCCTTTGAGAATTCGCCGAACGTGCGGTAAGCGGCCAGCGGGTGGACGGGCTCGGACGCGAACGCCTTAGCCTCGATGGTGCTGATGTTCTCGCGAATTTGCGCGATTTGTTCGCGTGCTTCGCTATCGACCGAGGCCTGGACCTCGGGCGCGGTGTCCATGCTCTCGGACATTGTTTCTCCTTCTTCTCGGATATCCGATACGCCTGCGTCGGCGTATGCGGGGTATGGGGTCAGGCTCACCTCGAGGAGGCGGGCTGCTTCGTGTTGGACTTTGTCGCGGGTCTTAGCCCAGGCGCTTTTGATCGGCTGGAATCCGACCGATAAGCCACGGCTAGCACCCATGCGGGCAAGCGTCGCGGCGTCCCTACCTAGGGTCGTGTTAGCGATCTCGAAATCGATGTAGAGGCCGTCCTCGCGGTTTTCGGCTCCGGTGATGATGCCGACGGGTTCGTCGTGCCTGTAGGCCAGCGGCTTGCCGATGACGTCATCGACGCTGAACGATTCGCGGGCGAATGATTCCTCGATGCCGCCTAGGTTTGTGGGGACCTCGTAGGGGACGGCTCGACCGTGGCCGACTCCGACTACGTCGCCCTCGGCTTCCTCGCGGTACTCGAAAACGTACTCGCCGACTTCTAGGGTTTTCATTGCGTGATTCCTTCCGGTGTCAGGCTGACGCCGAGAGTCGGCAAGTCGAGTACCTGTTGGGCTTGCTCCGTTGTCAGGACGCCTAGCGGTACCAGCTGGGTTATGAGGGTGGCTAGTTCGCTGGGGTTCTGACGTAGGAACAGGCTGGTGTCGAACTTAACGGCGTGACCTCGAGGGGTTACGTCGTCCATGCTGAGGCGCTGCTGCACTAGCGCCATGACGGGGGACAGGCTGAGGTCGAGGAGCTGCCGGTACAGGTCTACGCGGTTAGCGTAGGTGAGGCTGGACCCTGGTACAGCTGCGCCGACGAATACCGGGTCGATGTTGCATAGGCGGGCAATCTGTAACGCTGCTGTGGCTTTAGCCTCGACCAGTTGTACGTCGCGGGCGCTGAATCCCATGGTTTGGGCGTCGATGCTGCTGTTGAGGTACGCGGTTCCACGGTTGGCGCGGGCGGTTTCCCACGCCTCGAGGAGTGCGTCCACCTGGTCGGCTGAAAGGTCAGCGCCGGAATTCTTGAGAGCCACGGACGGGATAGGGGACTCGGAATACATGAGGGTCGCGGCCTCAAGCGCTGCAGCTGTGTTAATCGCGGTGGCACCATTGGCTAGCCAGCCGCCGGACCCGTCGCCGTAGAACTTCAGTACGTCGCGGGTCTGCACTCGGTTGCCGAGCCAGTAGAAAGGATCCGAGGGCGGGTAGGAATTGTTGTCGATGCCGGTGTTAGTGGTCGTGAGGTCGTTTACGTCCTCGACGCGCATAACCTGGATCTGGTTGGGGAATCCTTGCCAGTCGCGGCCGGTTACGAGCAGGTACGCCCGGTCGAATAGCAGCAGGTCGGTTACTAGGCGGGTGATTACTGCGGAGTAGGGCAGTATCGGGCTGGGCTTTTGGAGGAAA